CTGATTGCCCGCCGCCGAACGGCTCAAACGCCAGCTTGATACCGCGTTCGGCTGCCATTTCTTTTTCACGTGCCACCTGATCCATCACGTCGGCAATGTCGCGCCCATATTGGTTGGCCACATCTTGCATTGTCAGAATGCCGGAATTCATGCCAATGACGCTTGCATTCATTTCTCGCTGCGGATCGACCCAAGCAAAGCCGCGCGCGCGGAATTCCAGATTATCCGCGAACTTATCAAACCGCGTCGGAGGGATTGGGATTGACCCGTTTTCCATAACCGACATTAACCACGCGCGAAAGATTGGCTGCACAAAGTGCTCGATCATAAAATCATGCAAAACCTTGTAAAAGTCGCGATCTTCAAGCGCCCCCTGCCGGATCGATGAATATGACGTTTGCGTCAAATCGTTTGAGATCGACGCATAAGAAACACCCAAGCCCGACGCGATGCCGCGCAATATTGCACGCTCAAAATCTGCAAACGTGTTTGCGGATGATGAAGGATCAAACGCCTTGAAATCCACGCCGGTTGGTAGCTGGTGAAATGTTCCGGGCTGCGCTTCAATCACTGGCGTGTAACCATCATCAACATCATCGCCCGCGAATTCATCGCCCGATGGTGTCACAAAAAAGCCCATTTTTGAAGCAGATATTCTTTCGTTTACAAGCACCGCTTCGCGCATGCCGTTTAACTGTTTAAGCGGTGCAATCGCCGCCGCCATCCATGGCACGCCGCGTGTTTGTTGCGCCCGCTCAGGCAAGAAAATATGAAGCATTTTTTCTGCCGATACGCGCGTTCTGCGCGTTGCAAGGCTTGACGTGTATTCATTATCACCAGGGTGCGCCGTCAAAAGGTGATAAGCCACCGGTTTATGGAAGCGATCAACCTCGACGCCCATGCGGATCTTGTTTCCGTTTTTTAAAGTCTCATTGTGGTTTTCGTCCAGCAAGTCGACTTCTAAAAACTCAATTGCAAAATTTTGCGGGTTGCCTTGATAATTGACCAAGCGCACCAATATTTCACCGTCGCGGGCCAGCACCTCTGCAGCAAAGCGTTGCGCATCGCGCCACGAAAACCGCCCGTCGACAGTGCAGACACCCTTGCGCGCCCACGCCTTCCAAGCGTTTTCAATAATCCGATTTCCGGGCTTGTCCAGCGAACCGTCGTTGTTTTTGGCTTTGACTTGGACCTGGACGCCACGATCACCGACGACGTTTGTCTTGATCAGCGTTAAGAACCGCCGCGCGTATTCGTCATTTCTGGCCAGATCCCGGCAACGAAAACGCAGCGTTTGCAGCGCCGCTTTGATCTCAGAATCCGCCGATTGGCTTGACGCCACAAAATCAGAAAAGAGCCGCCCGGATTGCGCAGCCTTGTAAGATCGGCGTCTAATAGGTTTTTTGTCGCGTTTCAAAAAATCAAAAACGCCCATGTCAGAACCTCGCCTTTATCGTTGCGCCTGTGGGCTTGCCACGCCGCGCGCGTTCTTTTCTTTTCTGCATTGTCACCTCGGAGCGATAATAATCGCGCCACCGTAACAAATCGTCAATTGTAAGCTTGACCAGCGAACGCCCGTTGATCGAATAATTTGAAACGTCCGAATCTGCCCTGTTTTCTAGGATTGACTCAATCTTGTTGACCATAATTTGAGCGTGCGACCGAGGATCAGCGCCGGTTGCGTCAAGGTCCGGAACTGTTGCAAAATTGCCACGGTCCAAGACGATGCGCTCACTATCGGATAAGCGCACAACTTCAAGCTGCCAATGATAATCGCCGACAACATACGCCGCCGATGTTGCGCTTGGCACCGAAAACAAAAAATCGCTATCGTGTGCCGTGCCCGCAATCTGTATCTCTGCGGTGCCGCCCGCGTTTATGCGCGCCACATAGTTTGCCGTGTATTGATCGTTAGGGTAGTCAGCGCCCAAATCAGTCCGCCGCCACTGGACAAAATCGCCAACGACAATTTGCAACGGCTCTTGTGTTGGTGAATTCGCGACGTCGAAAAGGTTAGCCATTCAATCTTATCTCCAAGAATTTACAAAGCTTGAGCCGCTTTGCCGCCTTGCTTGCCTTTGCATCCGCCGCGAACCAGGCGCGGCTTTTGGTTCTTCGATCTCTGGCTCTTTCGTTTCGCTTTGTGCCGCCGTCGCCGCGAACCGGTTTGCCAAACTATTCACATTCAAATTTAAGATTGACGCCGCCGCAATGGCATAAACGCGACAATCCAACGCTTCATTTCTTGGGCGGGTTTGCACCCACTCCCGCCGCTTATAACCTTTTCTGAACCGCGTTACCATCTTTTCTGCAGTTAGTTGCAAAAAGAACTCATCTTGGCGCCCTTCTGGAAAGTGGCAGAACCCCGGCCCTGGTGATCGGATCTTTAGCCGCGAATAAACCATCTCCTTTACGCCGTCCACGCCTACCGGAAACAAGCGCACCGATTGCCGGTTATTTTTCGACGGCTTGCCCACGAGCGCGCGCCCCTCGCCACCAACACCCTTGATCGCAAACACGCGCCGCCCTTCGCGCGGTTTCACAAAATTATACACCGCGCCCGTGTGGTGGCCGCCGCTATCAATGCAGGCGCACCGAATGGGCAACTCGATCCCGCGCGGGTGGTCCCAAGTTTCCCCAAGTGCCGCATCTAGCAAGCCCCAAACATTCGGCGACGACGGGTCGCCATACAAAACTTTGTAATCCAGCGACCAGCTTTCAAAATCGCGCCCATGCCCCACGACCTCCATCTCTAGCCGATCGTCCTGAACGTCAACGCCTGCGGTGATCAAGACAACATCATCGGGCAACATTGCGGAATCAAAACTATCCTTGCCCGGGATATCCTGATCATCTACGCCGTCGCCTTCCTCTTCCCATGTTTCGCCCAGGTAAGTGTTGACCCACGTCTTGAGCCGCATCGGCTCGCGTTTTGCGACTAAAAAATCGGCAACGGCTTGAGCTAATGGCGTCCACGGCGAATAGAGCCCGCTCAAATGAAAACCCGCAACGCCCGCAAATGGTGCCGACGCGACCCAATGGCCGCGCTTAACTGCGTTGTACCGCATCGAATCATCCCAGATCGAGCCGCAATGTTCGCAAACATATCCGGCGGTTTCTGGCTTGTCTTTTTCCCAATGCACGTTCTGCCAGCTTAAGACCTGGTGTTCACCACATTCCGGGCACGGCACATGGTACCGCCGTTGATCTGTTTCATGGTACGCCGATTCAATCCGGCTGTGCCCCTTGTTTGTCGGCGTCGAAACCAAAATTACCTTGCGATTCCAAAACGTCGTTGAGCGCTTGCGCGCCAACTCAATAGGGTCGCCCTCGCTGCCCGCTGAAACCGGGTATCGATCCACCTCATCGCATAAAACAATTCTAATCGGGCGCGATGCAAGCCCAGCCGGTGAATTCGCGCCCGCAATGCTGATATGCCCGCCAGGGAATAACTTGTGCAGCATTGTGTTGCCGCTATCGCGTGCGCGCGGATCTGCGATTAAATTCGTCAAGCTGGCGGTGTCGCGGATCATCGGCGAAAACCGCTCTTGCGACCATGATTTTGCCATCTCCAAAGTTGGCTGGACGACCAGCATCGGCGCCGCATCCTGCGAAATATGATAAGCGCAAATGTTGTTTATAATTTCTGTTTTGCCGATTTGCGCCGAAGTCATGAAAACAACTTGCTCAATTCTCGGATCACTGATCGCGTCCATCATGCCGCGCTGATATTCCGCGCGCGATGTTGACCAGCGCCCAGGTTCCGCCGATGCCTCGGGCGATAATCTGCGGAATTCATCGGCCCATTCGGAAACCGTTAAATCAGGCGGCGGGGTCGCCGTCCTGAACGCCTTTTCCGTCACCGTCTTCAGCGTCGTGTGACCGTAAAGGATTAATGACTTGGACTTGGACTTCTGACAATTCGGCAAGAGCGTCATGGATTTTTTCCTTTAAAACTTGCTTTGCCTCGGCAAGTGTTTGCGCCGACTTTGCATCCGCCGCCGCGACGGTAGGAATTGAAAGCATTTTCGCGCGCATGTTTGCGACAACATCG